CTTGTTGCATAAGTTAATAGTTGGTAGCAGTCGTAATATTCTTTAATACGATCTACAATCTCAGCTTGATCATAACGGTTAATAGCGTCATCACCGGCCACCATTTCATAGACCTCCTCTAACTTGGCCTTGTACTCTTTACGTTCATCAGCACATTGCTGGATCTTGTCTTTTAGTTCTTGCATTAGTATTCCTCCACAATTACATCTTTATAGCCTTTGGCCTTATACATTTCAGCAATACGTTTAGCTTGATCCTCACTTACATAATAATCAGTAACTTCCGTACCACCTACCCAAACTGTAAACTCACGTTCACGCTCTATTGCTTTCATAATATCTACTGAATTGATAATCATAGATCCTCCATATTAACGACATCGAAATTTACGCTTAAAAGCTTCTTTCTTTCATCTAGCTTCCATTCACCTTGATTAACTAAATTAAGCTTAATTAGACGACTTACAGATCGCTTGATGGTTGAAAAACCATATTGTTTGAAGTGTTTGTGTTTAACAATCTTGGTAATTGCTATTCTGTTATGACTTCCGATAAAGATCAGCATAACAATATCAAAGTCTGATAACTTCTTATTGTGATTGCTACTTATGGCCTTTTGAAGCCCCTTGATTGTTACAAGGTGTTTCCATAAAACCTTTGATTGTGCTTTGTTCATTAATTCTCCATGTTTATTGAAAAAATTAGGTATAAAAATTTTTACATAAAACCTACCTAACAACTGACTAACGCATTGATCACGTTAATTGGTATCAATTCTACCCTATTATTTATAGTGAGTCAATAGTATATACTCAAATATAAATAAATTAGTTTATTAATGATCAAGCTTAACGTGAATTTCACCTTGTTTTTTTTGATCGTTAAAAAAAACTTAGATTAATTATTATTATTATTATTAGTAAGCTGTTTTTCTGTGGATAACTGCATTTTTTACAGTTAAATCAATCAGTTAAGATGTGGATAAGATTGTGTATAAGTGTTGTATAGTATATGGATATGTTTATAACACTAATAAAAACGTAAAGTTATTAACAATTTATTATATTTGTGGATAACTATTTATACATAACTGTGGATAACTAACGTAAAGGCCACCTATAAAAGTATTCTATCTGTGGATAAGCCTGTGTATAAGTGTTGATCATTAAAATAAGTGTTGCAAAAGCATATACTCATGATATAATTTGATCTCTTAAAATAAAAATGGAGTAGTAAAGATGGAAAATAAAACCTTTAATAAAATATGGGATCACTTGCAAAATTATGAGGCTCAGTATGTTGATTTTGATGATCTAAAAGTATTAATAACGATGGCCATGCCGGATAGATTAAGAAAAGATCCTAAAGATAACGATCTAAAGTTTGTCTATGGTAAATACATGACACATTGCATTAACAATAACTTAATATAGGGGATCTCATGACTTATTTAGGCCAAACAAACAAAATAATAGATAATATTTTAGATCGTGCTGAAAATAATAATCTTTTATGGAAAGATAAATTTACATTATTCATGGATCTTGATAACGCTGATCTTGATTGGGGTTTATTAGATAGTTTTGATGATGATAATTTTTACCATGATATTATCGGTATTCAAAATAACATGAATAGAAAAACCGGTCAATTAGACCAGCATTTTCTACCAAGATCCGGAGTTTAAATTATGTACTATATAACAAGACAAACAAACGAATGTATTGATTATTTTAATAAGAATAAAAGATCATTTCATCACTCATTATCAAATTTTACCGGTGGTTATAAAACATTGGCCGGAGCGAATAAAAAATTAACTATTTTACGTGGTATTTATAAGAGTTATTTTGATCAGTCTAGCTTTGATAACATTAAGAATAGAAACATAAACGATTTTCTATACATAACTAAGCTATAACTTAACGTAGTAGTTACCTTAACGTAGTAGTTACCTTAACGTAAAGGCCACCTAAGATTTGTTTTATAGGTGGTTTTTTTTCGCCTATTAAAAAAGGCTGGTTGATTTTTCGATCGGTGGATTTTTGATCTATTAAAAAAGTTTCTAAAAGATCCTATATTTTATAATTAGCTAGTTTATAATTTAACCACTGATTAATTTTGATCAGTTTCAATAAAATGGAGTTATAAAAATGGATACAAAAAAATATGTGGTTGATGATCAGTATTTAGATGAGCAAGTTAAGTTTGATGATTATGATCAAGCGATCGAGTATTGCTATGAACAAGAAATAATTTACTATTCAAAGGCTATGAATTACTTAATAGAAAATGACTGCTCATTAAGAGAATCAATGGCAATTGCTTCCGAGTATGGGATCGATGATCCCTCAAAATTAAATAGTGAGTATTTAGCAACTATCCACTATCAAGATGCTTTAATAAATTCAATAGGGGAGGCTGATTAATGCTTGATCAGTTAATAAATATGTTAATGGCCTTAGATCTAATAGGTAAAGCCATGCTAGATGATTTGATTAATTAATAGACAGGGGGAATAATTAAAGCCGGTTAATAGCCGGCTTTTTTTCGTCTGTATAAAGTGTAGATAAATGGAAGTGATCCGGAGATAGATAAGACTTCCAAAGTTAAACGATCATTAAATGGAAGTTAAAAAAGACTTCCAAAGTTAAATTTAATTAAAGATCAAAGGCTATTAATCGATGATCAAGTTATAGGATCAATAAGAGATATTTAACTAGATCTAAAAACTATTGAGGAAATTCAGTTTCTGGGGGATTAAATTGCTTGGGGTTGTTAATCCCTTAATTTTTTATAATCTCTTAATTTTGGCTATGTGTTGATCCCATAAGGCTTTAAAGCTATTGAATAGCTATACAAAGGCCAACATATTCTAGCTTTTAGGCTAATTGATAGGGGGAGGCTCAAAGACTTGACTGCGTTAATGGTTGCTCTACCCATAGCACAAGAAACGTAATTTCAAAAAAGAGAAGAGTTTAGGTTGCGACCTCGCTGACCAAGCGAAAGCTATCTGCAATAACTTGTTAGATTTAGAAGATACTAAATGAAGGCTACTATGTAACTGGCTAACTAGTTAAGGAAGATTTTAACTGATAAACACTATACCGTCAAGTGCTAATATATGTATTAATGTTATACACTGAGTTATTATATGTACTATAATGTAGTCTGTTTAACCTCTATGTGGAGATAATTAAATGAATCCTAAATTCTATAAAGGTATGCCTGCTCTTAATCCTAAAGGTAGACCTAAAGGTATTGTTAATAAATATACGTTACTTGCTCGTGAGATGATGACTGAGAAAGGGCCTGATGTTGTTGATAAAGTTATTGAGATGGCTCTTGATGGTGATGTTCATTGTTTGAAGATGTGTATTGATCGGATATTACCTGTACATAAAGCTGTTGATCCTAATCGTATTAAATCTGATTCTAATATTGTTATTAATGTTGGTGCTTCTGCTGATATTAAGGCCAAACTTGCTGATACTAATCCTAATGATTTAATTGATCCTACTATTAAATCACCTGATGAGATTGTTATTGAAGTTGCTGAGACTATTAAATGACTGAACTAAATATTGACCTACACCCTGCTCAGTTAGAAATATTCAATTCAACAAAACGATTCAAGGTTGTGGCTGCTGGTCGTAGATTTGGTAAGTCTAGGTTGGCTGCTTGGATATTGTTGATTAATGCAATACAATCTACCGAAAAAGACGTATTCTATATTGGCCCTACCTTTCAACAATCTAAAGACATAATGTGGTTAATGTTAAAAGAGTTAGGTGCTGATTTGATTGCTGCTGCTCACGAGAACACGGCTGTATTAACTTTAATAAACGGGCGGAGGATCTATTTGAAAGGGTCTGATAGACCTGATTCATTACGTGGTGTTGGTTTGGCTTATGTTGTACTTGATGAGTATGCTTCTATGAAACCTGTGGTGTGGGAACAGATTATTAGACCTACTCTTGCGGATGTTAGAGGTGGTGCTATGTTTATTGGTACACCTGCTGGTAAGAATCACTTTTATGACCTTTATACTGATGCTCTTGGTGATGATGACTGGGATGCGTGGCAATTTAACTCAACTGATAACCCGTTTATTCCTGATGATGAAATTGAAGCTGCAAGAAAAACAATGTCTTCTATGTCCTTTAGACAAGAGTTCGAGGCATCCTTTGAAACATTCTCTGGTGGTATCTTTAAAGAAGAATGGTTTAAGACTGAGCCAGAACCCGAGGAAGGTAATTATGTTATTGCTATTGATCCTGCTGGATTTGAAGCTATTGAGAAAGAACGCAATTTAAAGCGCTCAAGACTTGATGAAACGGCCATTGCTATTGTTAAAATAGACCGAGATAGGTGGTGGGTTAAAGATATTCTCCACGGCAGGTGGAATATTAAAGAAACTGCTAAGAAGATACTGAAATCTGCGGTGATTGTTGAATCATCTACTGTTGGAATTGAAACTGGATCACTGAAGAACGCTATCATGCCCTATTTGGAAGATGAAATGCGTACACAAGGTCAATATGTGTCGATTATTGAAATGCGTCATGGTGGCAAGAAGAAGAATGAGAGAATTGTCTGGGCGTTACAAGGTAGAATGGAACATGGACAGATAACTTACAATGAAGACCGTGATTGGAAGCCATTTATCTCGCAAATGCTTGATTTTCCTAACAAATTAGCACATGATGATATGTTAGATGCTCTTGCTTACATTGACCAAGTGAGTGTTGCGGACTTCGCCCATACTATTGAGCTAGATGATGATTGGCAACCTGAAGATGCGGTGGCTGGTTACTAAAGAATCCCATACTTGTATGGATGTGCCAACGGATGCGGGCTACAGTAATTAAGAATAGACATCCACCTACATAATGGGCTAATTTATAATGAGAAGGAAGGTTGTAGTTGCGTTTAGTGATGCTTTGGGAGATACGATAGCATGGATGCCTTATATTGAGCAATATCGTGAGACTACTGGTTACGATGTAACTATACATACAAAGTTAGGGTTCTTATTTACCAAGTCCTATCCCAAATTACATTTTAGTGATAATGTAAAAGTAAAAAAGACAGGAATTTACTTTAATATAGGTTGGGGATTAGACGATAGACATAAGACTATGCCTTTACAAGAGGTTGCTTGTAAAGCGTTCAATATACCTTACAAGGAAATTAGACCCAAGGTTGATATTCCTAAAAAGTTAAGAAAACGAAAGAAGAAATATGTGTGTATTGCAACACACTCTACATCTCAATCAAAATATTGGAATAATCCTAATGGGTGGCAGACTGTTGTTGATTATCTTAACGATAAAGGATACGATGTTATTGATATAGACCGATATAAGGACTACCTATACAACACAATACCTAAAAATGTTATAGATAAGACTGGTGATATTAAATTAAAGGAACGAATTAAAGACATTGCTGGTGCTGAGATGTTTATTGGTCTTGGCAGTGGTTTGTCTTGGTTGGCTTGGGCTATTGGAACACCAGTCATTATGATTTCTGGATTTTCTGCGCCTTATACTGAGTTTGATTGCCATAGAATTGATGCGCCTAAGGACAAATGTAAACATTGTTTCAATAAATTCAACTTTGACAAGGAAGATTTAGTCTGGTGTCCTAGTGATAAGAAGAAAGAGTTATTTGAGTGTACTAAATACATTCAACCTGAAGATGTAGTCAAGGCTATAGAGGATATAACTCATTGATTTTTAACGAAAAACTAAAATAGTTGCAATTCACATTTTGTTTATGATATATTACGCCTAAATTACTATACAAATCAATACCTTATGTTCGATAGTAAAGAAACAAAGTATCAAGCCCTATCATCTTGGCTTATGTATCGCT